CCGGGGATAGGATATGAGTGGTATCAAAAGTACAAAACCGATGTATTCCCATCGGACGAAACACCAATACCAGGAAAAGGCGTATATCCAGGCGTACCTAAATACTATGAACACCTACTACGGAAAGAAGATCCAGACACCTACGAAAAAGTCAAAAACAGACGGAGAAAACATTTCAGAGAAAAACGACACGAGTACACAGAAGAACGATTACTAACGAAAGAAAAAGTCAAAAAAGCACAATTAAGCCAGCTACGGAGAGACCTAGAATGAACCACGTCCAAATATCCCGACACTACGCGAACCTATTAAACACCAACAAAGAAAAATCTTACAAATACGCCCACTACAAAACAAAACCAGAATCAAAAGAAGAAAAAAGCGCACGAAAGCGCAACTACTTACTAAAAGGATGGCAAAAATGAACCTTAACGCTTACACAATCTACGACGTAGCTTCGGGCGTATACATGCGCCCTTTTTTCTCACAAGCAGACGGACAGGCAATCCGCGGCTTTAACGACATAGCAACAGACGCAAACCACGAAGTAGGAAAACATCCAGAAGACTACACGCTATACCGCGTAGGAAGATTCAACGACACCAGCGGAAAACTGGAAGGCGAGGAACTGGAAAAACTCACGACAGGCCTCGAGGCCGTGTCAAACTCACGAAACGTGAACCAGGACAACATCACAGAACTCGAAAGGAAAATAAACAATGGCTAAACAAGCACCGAGACAACCATCACCGCACAGCTTTGGGCAAGTGCCCAGAGCAGACATACCACGGTCGAGCTTCGACCTATCACACGGGATAAAAACAACTTTCGACGCGGACTACCTAATACCACTACCGCCATACGACGTAATCCCAGGCGACAGCTGGAACCTAAAAACGACGATACTAGCGCGCCTCGCCACTCCACTGCATCCGCTTATGTCAAATTTGTACATCGACGTATTCTATTTCTTCGTTCCCTACCGGATCATGTGGGAAAACTTCGAGAAATTCATGGGATCGCAAACCGACCCAGGGGACTCGATCGACTACACCATACCTAAAACCGGCAGTAACACCGCGATGGACCTGTACGACATCGGCGATTATATGGGGCTACCAATGGGCGCCGGCACCTGGAGCGGAGTAGACCAAGACGTAACCGCGATGCCAGTACGCGCGTACATAAAATGTTATAACGACTGGTTCCGCGATGAGAACCTCGTAGACAGCAAAACCGAAGTAACAGGCGACGGACCGAGCACAAACGACAACTACGCCCAATTGCCGTTCAAACGAGCGAAAAAACACGATTATTTCACCAGCGCATTACCCTGGCCGCAGAAAGGAACAGCAGTAAGCCTACCGCTAGGAACGGTAGCACCAGTGGTAGCAGACCCTACCTACTTTACACCAGGGGACCCTGTACGGATTGTCGACAAAGACAACCCAACAACCAAAAACTTCACAATGCAACAAACCGGAGCACCAATCGACTGGGCCTCATCCGTAACAACCGGATTCGACGGGGGCGACCTGTTCGCAGACCTAAGCACAGCAACCGCATCAACCATCAACGAGCTGCGACTGGCATTCCAAACACAACGGCTGCTAGAAAGAGACGCAAGAAGCGGCACGAGATACGTAGAAACACTGAAAGCACACTGGGGAGTCACATTCCCAGATTACACCGCACAACGGCCGGTTTACCTGGGAGGAGGAACTATCCCAGTCGGAATTACACCAGTGCCGCAAACAACACCTAATCCAACAACGCCTACCGTCAAAGACAAACAAGGCGGACTCGCGGGATTTGGCGAAGCAATGGGACAAGCAGGATTCACAAAAAGCTTCGTCGAACACGGGGTGATACTCCCAATTATCAACGCGAGAGGCGATATCACTTATTCCCAGGGCATCGACCGATACTGGAACAAAGAAACCCGATACGACTTTTATTATCCCGTCCTGAGCCAAATCGGGGAGCAAGGCATAGAAAACCGCGAAATATGGTTCTCAGACGTACCAGCAACAGACACCGCAATTTTCGGGTACACAGGTAGATACAACGAGTACAGATTTCAAAATTCAAAATTGACGGGATTAATGAGGCCAGACGCAACAGGAACACTGGCGAGCTGGAACCTGAGCGAGGACTTCGCAACCCTACCAACGCTGGGCGAAACATTCATAACCAGCAACACAGGAACGCCCCTGGACAGAGCAATCGCCGTACCAGCCGAGCCGCACTTTATCGCGGATATCTGGATGGACATCAAGGCGGCAAGACCGTTACCGCTCTACGGAACGCCGGGCGGAATAGACCACTTCTAGGGGAAAAAAATGCCAATACCAGCAGCAGCATGGCAAGTAGGAGCCTCCCTTGTCGGGGGGCTCCTGGACCGGAGCGGACAATCAAGTGCAAACGCCGCGAATCTGGCAATAGCCAGGGAGAACAGAGAATGGCAAGAAAGGATGAGCAACACCGCTTATCAGCGGTCAGCCAAAGACCTAAAGGCAGCTGGGCTGAACAGAATACTAGCATTGGGCGGTCCATCATCAACGCCTGCCGGCAATATAGCCACAATGCAAAACGAGAACAAAGGCCTCGGGGAACAAGTAGGAAAAAGCGTCACTAGCGCACTACAAGCAAAAATGATCAAAGCACAAATAGACAACGTAGAAGCACAAACGGCATACACAAACGCCAGAAAAAACGCCATAGCACCACTTTCCGGACTCGGCGAAGCCGGCGGAAATATCGTGGAAGGCGTCAAAGACATGCTCGGCACGACAAAGGAAGGAATCAAGCGAAACCCACAAAAATGGAACCAGCTCGGAGGCATGGTATTAACAAAAGCCGAGAAAGAAATAACCGAAGTGATGGCAAGCTTCGGACTAAAAGCGAATATGGCCATCGACGGAGCACTGTCACTATTCGACGAAATGGACACCCCAAAAGGGATGTCCAGAGAACAGAAACTGCAATGGATACTAGACCATAAAATGGACGTAGCCAGGTACTTAAAACGAAAAGCACTCACAGGATTCAAATAATGAGCATGGAACTAAAAAAACTGCAAGACGAACTAGGCGAAACTCTAACCAGGACAGAATTGTTAGCCCTAAGACAACCAAAAGATTATTCGGATGGGCGAACGAAACAGTCCTTTAAAGATGAAACAGACGTCAACAAACTCATTGAGAAACATACCAGGATGGGCACATTGAGCCACCTGGAACAGTGGGGAGGTCAGTACGGAGATCTGACCGGATTTGACTTCCAAGAAGCGCAAAACCAAATGGCAAAGGCAAACAGCATGTTCGAGGCCTTGCCAAGCAGAGTTCGGAACCAATTCCGAAACGATCCGGAACGATTCTTTAACTACGTGAACGATCCGGAAAACGCCGACGATCTAGCAACAAAATTGCCAGAACTGGCGAAGAAAGGGAGCCGACCAATACCTGGGCCTGCCGACGTGGTCGATCCGGCGCCAGAACCGGCTCCAGAGCCGCCAGAAGGCGGCTAAAAGAAAGAAAGCTCCCTACGAACGGGAGCAGGAGACAAAGGGTACAAATAGGTGTACCCTGTCACCTATACAGTAGACATCAAGTAAAGCTACTGTATGGGGACCCCAGAACGGGTCCGAGAAGGGATCGAGCTAGAGCTCAACCACTAAAACTTTTGACAACGAAAAGTTCACAAATGGAGAACCGAAATCATGCGTAAACGCAGAAAGTTAAGCAAAAAACGGTCGCGGGATATGTTCGCGAAAGGCGTAATGAAATCACACCCGAAAAACCGAGTTATGACGGTACGGGGCGGAATCAGGCTATGACGCATGACCTGCTATTACCCGCTGACCGGATACCAGGGCACTGACGGTGCCCTGGTATTCAACAAAACCGATTCGATCGGCAACGAGATGGAGGTGGCCTGTGGCCAATGCCTGGGATGCCGGGTAGACCGGAGTAAGACTTGGGCCGCAAGATGCGTACACGAAGCACAAATGCACCAGCAAAACGCATTCATCACGCTCACTTACGACAACGAGCACGTGCCCTACGGAGGCACATTGGTAAAAGAACACTTCCAGAAGTTCATGAAAAGAACGAGGAGCCGACATGAAGGAAAAAAAATACGTTTTTTTCACTGCGGCGAGTATGGGACGCTTGGCCGCCCTCATTATCACGCTTGTATGTTCGGGCTGGATTACCTGGACCGTGTTGAACATTCTATACAGAACGACATCACAACTTATGTTTCCGACGAACTAACGGAAACATGGGGAAAAGGATTCGCGACGTGCGGCGAGCTAAATTACCAAACAGCGGCTTATACAGCACGCTACATTATGAAGAAAATCACGGGAGACAAAGCAAAGGAACATTACGAACGCCTGGTACCAGACACAGGAGAAATTATCCAACTGGAACCGGAATACGTAACAATGAGCCTAAAACCGGGGATAGGATATGAGTGGTATCAAAAGTACAAAACCGATGTATTCCCATCGGACGAAACACCAATACCAGGAAA